TTTCAATATGGCCTTCATGGTATTGGTAGGTTCGAATCCTGCAAAGGCCTTTAGAATCGAATAAACTTTCAAAGGATGAGTCGCTATAATGGCGGCTCTTTTCTTTTTTGGCCGAAGGGCATCAATGCGACTGAATAATCCCAGGCGTAAGCCGAGGGCCGGATAACAAGGTTTTATTATTTCTCATGAAAGGGTGACTGAGATGTATGAGGAAATGGTATTTACCCGTGAAGCCTTAAACAGTGCAATGGATGCATTGGATAGGCTAGGCAAGCAGTATTATATCGAGAAGTTCAATAATAATGCAGAATCGGAAGAGGATAGTGACCAATTATTCTTACCAAGAAAGAAGGCCCCGCATTTATACGACCGTTGGATTATAAAGGAAATGTAACAAGTGGCTCTGAAAAAGTTCTGCCGTCACACAGGCTGTAAGCAACTAACCACAACCGGTTACTGTGAAGACCATCCCAAGCAATCCTATGACCGGAAGCGGGGCACATCAGCGGAGCGGGGATATGATCATCATTGGAGACGGGAACGGAAACAGTTCCTAAAAGAGAACCCGCTATGTATCGACTGTTACGCAATAGGGAAGCTAACACCCGCTACAGATGTAGATCATGAAATACCACACCGAGGCGATCCGGTTCTGTTCTGGGATAAAAGCAATTGGCGGGCACGCTGCCATAGTCACCATAGCCAGAAGACGGCGAGAGAAGATGGAGGGTTTGGGAATGGTGGTTAAACAAATTGACATATTCAAATGGTCGATAACAGGCGTACGAGTAACAGGTCCCAGAACGTCTATTATCGGCATACACATTCCGGGCACCAACAATAGGGACCGAATAGACATCAAGCTGAATGCATGGGATAGGATGCGCGGTGTATCCCTTGAAGACAAAACAGTGGCAGAGCTTGAGAAGTGGGAGCGAATTTGTGCAATGAAGAATGCAGAAATAGAGCGCTGCCGTGCATCTGAGAAAATCATTTTGACACGGCAACAGCAATGGAGGGGCACGAATGGAGATCAGGGTAAATACCAAGTTTGAAGATTGGTATATGACACTCATTGAAACAGTCGGTGAAGGGTTGAGAGATGCAGTCAAGGCGGGTATGCCGGTAGAGCTTGCGGACAAGGTTCTGAAAGACGCACTAAGCAGCACCCTTGAATATGCACTTGTTATTAGAGTGGGTAACGCCAAGTCATACGCGTCAAGCAAATGGGCAAGGAAAACATTTGATTGGGATATGGCTATACCTGTCATTGAAACGGCACTCGGGTTTAAACTTTATGATTGGCAGAAGGAGTATTTATACACCGGGAATCACAGGGCGTTCGGCAGGGCTACCGGAAGGACAACAGCCTATTGCATCAGGTTAGCATTAACACACCCTGATGGCCCTATTCAATTTGAAGACATATATAACTTCCGGGATGAAGAGCATGGGACACAGTATCACCGATGGTTCACGCGCTTCTTCATGGACATATGGGAGAGGTTTAAAGAAGCCGGTCTCCCGGTTGTAGAGATCCACCGGAAGGAGAAACGAATAAATGGAGACGGAGCAAGCTCTTGTCAACCTCAAGCGTGACCTTAATCGAATAGGAGAGGTTTTGCTAAATGATCTGTACACCAAAGCAATGTGTGTAGAGGTCTATTTGCTGCACCTTCTGAGACGAATTTAAAGGGGGCACAGAGGCGTTTGTGTCTCGACCCTCCCGGACACACGTCCAAGGGCGCACAAGGGGGAGGGGGGTCAAATCTCTGCGATCCTTTTGCTAGTTGACCGCGTCCCCCTTATTTCGCGTAAAAACTCGTTTTATGAAATTCTCAGGGATTCAGGGAGGTGAACCCGATGGGACGGAACGGAAAACCGATTGATCTGCACCTCGCAGCGGGGAATCCGAACCGGTTGACAAAAGAACAAATTCGGCAGCGGCAAGAGAGTGAAATCAAGCTCGGGAAAACGGAGCTCGACAAGTTGAAACCCCCGGAATACGTGAAAAGTGACACCATCGCCTATAAGCAGTGGAAGGATTGCTTAAAGGAATACAGGGCAGCATCCCAACAAGGTGTTGACCTTTTAACGTCTTCGGATGTCGGACTTCTGGCGATGTATTGCAAGACGTATTCCGAATATGAAAAGCTGCTAAAACAATATCAACGCATCGAAAATATAGCGATCAACGAAGACATTTTGAACGATTATTTCGAAAAAATGGAGGGTATCGAGGAATTTGAAGGGCGGGCGCAGATGTATCTCTCGCAGCTTGCCTCCATTGAAGGGATATTGAAGATCGAGACGGCCATCAACAAGAAAATGGACATGCTTCTGAAAATGCAGGACCGTCTTTTCCTGAATCCACTTGCGAAGATCAAAAACGTACCGAAACCGAAGGAGAAAGAAAAGCCTGCAAGCAAGTTCAGCAAATTTGGGGGCGGCCGGGGTGTATAGCTCCCAAATCTATCCTTACAACACCGTAACCGAGCTTGACCGGGTCACAGCGTATGCCAAGGAAGTAGTTTCTGGCCAGATTATTGCAGGTGAGACGCAGAAACAGGCCTGCGAAAGGCACCTTCGGGACCTTGAACGGCAAGGGACGGACGGTTTTCCATTTGTTTTTGACCCGGATAAAGCCCATGAAATCATTGATTTCGCAGAAAGCTTGACGCTTGCGGAGGGGGAAGAACCCGAACCGCTCAAGTTATGGGGATTCCAGGACTTCATCTTCGGTAGCTGGAACGGCTGGCTGAACATGGAAGGGTACCGGAGATTCCGCACATCATATGTTCAGGTTGCCCGGCAAAACGGGAAATCGCTCGGGAACGCGGTTCCGGCCCTGTTCTACGGGAATTTTGACGGCTATAATTACCCGCAAGTATATTGCGCAGCCACTAAAGAAGATCAGGCGCGCATTGTTTTGAAGGAATGTCTTAAATTCATCAATGCCGACCCGGAACTCGGGGGCAGCAAGTATGAAGAGGGGCTATTCACTTCCAAAGAATATAAAAGTACGATTCTCTGCAATATTACTCGCGGGGAAATCAAGGCGATAGGTCGAGATACCGAGACGATAGACGGTTTCCGGCCTTATTTTGCGTCTGTCGATGAATATCACAAACACAAGACAAACCAAATGTACAAGCTGCTGACAGGGGGCCAGCGCAAATTAAAACAGTGCCTAACCTCCATCATCACGACCGCCGGATTCGACTTGAATCTGCCATGCTACGAGGAATACGAGTATGGGAAGATGATTCTGGCCGGGCTCCATGATGACGAAACGCATTTCGTCTTTATCTGTGAGTTGGACAAGGGCGATGACATTTGGGATGAAGCGAACTGGCCGAAGGCGAATCCGCTCTGGACCGAAGAGACGCTTTCCAGTTTGCGCGGCGATGCTATCAAGGCGAAGAAGAAACGCGGCGCCGATCTCCGGGATTTCATGACAAAGGGCCTGAACATCTGGGTACAATTCGCAGATAACCAGTACATGAACATGGAGCACTGGAAAAAAAGCGAGTCGGACACCACGCTGGAAGCCATGCGCGGCCGGAGATGTTATCTTGGGCTCGATCTTTCATCAGGCGGTGACTTGACGTCTGGGTGCTTGGAGTTTCCGCTCGATGACGGGGAGCACCGGAAATATTATCTGCATTCGCACAGCTTCATGCCTGCGGGCAGGGTTGACGAGCATATTCAGTCCGATGACGCCCCTTATGATATATGGATCACGGACGATTTAATCACCGTCACCGAAACCCTGGGCGGCGTGAAGACGGATTATAAATACATCATTCGATATTACAAGGATCTAATTAAAAAATACGATTTGAAATTGGAAGGCATCGCTTATGACCCACATAATGCAGATGCTTTTTTGTCTGATTTGGAAGAGTTCGGCGTGGATTGTGTGGAGATCGTACAGAGCGCCCGCAGCCTGAATGATGCGACCGTTGATTTCCGCTTGGAAGTCGAAGCGGGCAACGTGAGCTACGATCGGGAGAACAAGCTGCTGACGTGGTCCATGGTTAACGCTAAAACGGTAAGCAACAGTTTTGGTGAAATTAAGATCGATAAGGATCCAAAAGCCAAGACCAAGCGGATCGACCCAATTGACGCGGTCATCAATGCCCACAAGCTCTGCATGGCGAACAAAACCAAACGTTCCGTCTATGAGGATAGGGGCGTACGGACCATTTAATTCAGGAAGGGGGTGAGAACACTGAAAATTCCCATTATTTCACGATTCCTTGAGAAACGGAGCGATTCAAGCACCTTAAGTAATCCGAAACAATGGCTGTACCAAGCGCTGGGGATTCCATTCGGCAAGAAAATATACGTTACTGAGAGTTCAGCCATGAGGAGCACCGCCGTTTTGACATGTGTTCGAATCCTGTCTGAGACGGTGGCGTCCTTGCCGCTGCCGGTATACAAGCGATTGAACCCGAGAGGGCGGGAGCGGGTAAACCATCGAATCGGTGAATTGCTGCAGCGATCCCCGAACCCGAGGATGACGGCATTCACCTTCCGGGAAACCATGATGGTCCACATTCTTTTATGGGGCAACTGCTATGCCGAAATCGAGTATGACAACCGCGGGGATATCGTGGCTTTGTGGCCGATTCCACCCCATCGCGTCGAGCATATGGAGACGGAAGCGGGCGAACCATTCTTTAGGGTTACCACCGCGGATGGGAAGCAGTACAACGTCCCAGATTACGCCATGTTTCATATTCCTGGGCTTGGATTTGACGGCAAAAAGGGAATATCGGTTATCCAATGGGCGAAACAGGCGATCGAGCTTTCCCTTGCAACCGAACAATTCGGCGCGGAGTTTTTCGAGAATGGCACCAACGTTGGTGCGGTGGTTACACATCCGGGCACACTTTCGGAGCCAGCCTTTGAACGCTTAAGCAAATCCCTGAAAGAAAAATATCAGGGTTTAGGCAAATCGCACCGGCTTATGTTGCTAGAAGAAGGGATGTCTTTTTCTAAAAACACCATTCCGCCAAATGATGCACAGTTTTTGGAAACTCGGAAATTTCAGATTCTTGAAATTGCCCGTATCTTCCGCGTGCCTCCGCACATGATGGCCGATTTGGAGCGGGCAACCTTCTCCAACATTGAACATCAAAGCACGGATTTTATCGTCCATTCCGTCCGACCGTGGTTGATCCGTTGGGAACAAACGATCAATTGGAAGCTGTTTGATGGAACCGAGCAGAAACGTTTGTATGCTGAGTTTCTAATCGAAGGTTATCTTCGGGGGGATTCCGCAGCGCGAGCTGCTTTCTATAAAGAAATGTTTAATCTCGGGGCATTTTCACAGAATGACATCCGCGAGAGGGAAAACGAGAACCCAATCCCCGGCGGAGATCGTTATTTTGTACCGCTAAACATGGTTCCGCTTGATCTCTTGGACGAGTATTACAAGGGCAAATTTGCACCAAAAGAAGCATTGAAGGGAGGTGATAACGATGAAGGAGAACAATAAGGAGCAGCGGGAGTTAGTGCTACCGGGGAGCCGGCCGGAGGTGCGGAAGGTTGATGGAGAGCCGACAAAGATTATTGGGTATGCGGTCCGCTGGGATCAGTTATCACATCCAATTTTCGGTATGTTCCAAGAGAAGTTCAAGCGCGGGGCCTTTTCTAAATGCCTTGCTGATAATCCCGACGTCTATGCAGCGTGGCAGCACGATTCCCGAGAAGTTTTAGGAAGAACGCCGGGCACATTGCTTCTGATAGAGGATGACATCGGACTTCGATACGAAATTACGCCGCCGAGCTGGGCGGAGAAACACATGGAGACGATCGAGCGCGGCGACGTGCGCGGGTCGTCTTTTATTTTTCGCTCAACTGTAGAGGAATGGGACGAGACGAACAGCGACATGCCGATTCGTACTATTACCGAAGCGGAATTGTTCGAAGTAAGCCCGGTCACAACACCAGCTTATCCGCAGTCATCCGTATCCGTTGGTATCCGATCAGCCGAAGAAGTATTTCAGAACCGCAATCATAGTGATGAATCGCTCCTGGGCTACACGGATGAAGAAATTGACATGATCATGCTTGAACTCGATTTGCGAATGAAAAAACTTAACCTTTAGGGAGATGATCGAATTGAAAAACCTGATCGAACTGAGAAAGAAGCTTGCCGCTAAGAAAGATGAAATGCGTTCCATGATCCAAGGCGCGCAAGGTGAAAAGCGTAGTTTCACGGATGAAGAAGAAACGAAATTCACCGCTTTGGAAGGCGAGGCCCGAGACCTTGAAAGTGAAATTAAAATGGAAGAGCGGGCGCAGGCGTTGGCAATGTCCGCAGGCGGCACTAAGCGTACAGCAGACGATGAGCAACACGAAGGAGAATTCCGAGATTTTGGTGAAATCATCGCAACCTATCGTTCGAATCCGAACGACCCAAGATTGAAAGAATACCGCGAGTTGGCCGCCGGTGCGAATGTGACAGGCGGTATTTTTGTGCCTCCGCAATACTCGCAGCAGCTTTTCGAAATTTCAGCAGAACAGGCGATTGTTCGGCCGCGCGCAGTAGTTATTCCGGCAGCGGACAATTCCCCGGATGCAAGCCTGACGCTTCCAGCTTTGGATCAAGGCACAGGATCAAACAATTTCGGCGGGGTAGAGGTAACGTGGATCGGTGAAGGTGACGAGAAGCCGGAAACGGATGCAAAATTCCGTGATCTGACATTGAATCCGCATGAAGTCGCTGCGCATATCAAAGTCACCGATAAACTTTTGCGCAACGCCCCAGCCGTGAATGAAGTTGTGACACGTCTCTTCCGCGGTGCAATTGCAGCCGCCGAAGATCAAGCATTCCTGTACGGTAACGGCACAAGTAAACCGCTGGGTGCTCTGAATTCTCCGGCCGCGAAGGTGGTAGCCCGGAAGACAGCCAACGTGATTACTTATCTCGATATCGTCGGCATGCTGGCGCAGGCTAAACTTGGCGGAAACCTTGTTTGGACGGCTTCGCAGTCCATCCTTCCTCAGCTTCTGACGATGAAGGATGATAGCGGCAGCTTGATTTTCCAGCCGAATATTGCTAACGCGCTGGGTGGTACCTTGCTGGGTTATCCGATCCGATTCACAGAAAGCTCGCCGATTCTCGGAACGGCCGGTGATCTCGCATTGTCGGACTTTGGTTACTACGTTATCAAGGACGGCGCGGGCATTTTCATTCAAGCTTCCGACGCTCCGCTGTTCACTCAGAACAAGACGATTATCAAAGCATTCTGGAACGTGGACGGCAAACCATGGGTAAATGGTCCATTCACCCTTGCTAACGGTTACGAGGTATCACCGTTCGTCAAGCTGGGCGTACCACAACCTTAATCATCAAGCCCGGCTTAGTCCGGGCTCTATTCTATTTGAAAGCGAGTGGAATACATGGCAGAGAAAACGAAGTTTTACCACGTCACGAACGACTTTGTAGACAAGAACACGGATGAAGTCATCTCCAAAGGATCTATCTATGAAGCGGACGAAGACAGGGCTGCGCTGTTGAAAGCCGCGGACGTCATCGGGAAGGAAGCAACCAAAGCCGAGATCGACGAGGCCAAGAAAGCAGCGGCGAAGGATACGGATGGTGGCAAAGATGCTGGCAAGTCTGAAAAAGGCTAAGCCCTTCTTTGGGGTGGCTTTGGATGATACATCACAGGACCTTGAAATTATTTTAGCTTTAAAGGCAGCATCGGCAGCCATTGAACGGGAAACGAATCGGAGTTACGAACACAAGCCATATCAGCAAACGCTGGACGGCTCTGGAACGCAATTCCTCCGGCTCCGAAACTTTCCCGTTCACTCCGTTTCCATGCTCAAGGTCGAGGGGAAGGAACAGGATTCCGGCTCTTTCTTGATTGAGTCGGAAAACGGCATGCTGTTCCGGCGCTCTGGCTGGCCCTGTGGCGCCCGTTTGATTGATGTCGAGTATTTGGCCGGATATATCCTGCCAAGCGACGAGGCGGGCGCACCGGAAGCCACATTGCCGGAAAATATCCAACTGGCCTGCATCATGTTCGCTCAAATGCTGCTACGTTCCCCGGGTGTGAAGTCGGAGCGGGTCGGTGATATTTCCGTGACCTATGACGACAGTAAAGGCCTTCCGGACGTTGTTAAAGCGCTGATTCAGTTATGAGGTGATCAGATATGCCGAAGAAGAAACGCCGGAGTTACCGGCGGGCGAACATCGAGGTCACAGAAGAAACGTATCTACCGGGGATCATTGATGCTCTGCAGGAACTGGTTACCAAAGAGGTTCATATCGGTGCGCAGGGGGATGAAGAACTTGCAATGATCGCCGGTATTCACGAATACGGTTCATTGAAAGCGGGCATCCCGGCCCGTTCATTTATCGGATCTGGAAAAAAGAAGGCCCAAACCCCGATTTCTCGCGTGGTAAAAGAGGGCGTTGTCGAATTGGTGACCGGGAACCTTGAAACGGATGACTTGCTGCGAAAGATCGGCGATGTCGGCAAGGATCGGGTGCTCAAGAACTTCGACAAAATGCGGACACCTCCACTATCTCCGCTCTATGCGAGACGGAAGGGGAACAAGAAGATTCTGCGGGATGAAGAACAGCTTCGGGGGTCGATTACTGCCGTGGTTGTCAAGAAGAAGGGAGGGCGGCGGCGTTAATGTTTCGTTTTAACTCGATTGTGAGGAAGTACGAAAAGCCTTACGTTCTGGTACGACCGGGCGAGGACCAAGGTTATGACGAATACGGCGACCCGATCCCGGCCCAGCCCGTACGTGTTCCGTTAAGAGGTCTTTTTCAACCGGTCTCGGCGGATTTACAACTGGCCGAGGGTGGGAACTACACGGCGGAAGACCGGGCGCTCTATACGTCACACCGGCACGATCCCGGCGATCTAATTGAATACCAAGATAATCAATATACCATCGATGTGCCGGAGGACCGAGATTACCGGGATACCAACAAATACATCGCGAAAAAGAGGGTTGTCAATGATCCCGTACAATGAAATCCGTAAGCTGCTGGTAAATGAGCTTTCTGGGTACACCGGCCTACAGATGATTCGAATGAACGGCGGCAGCAGCATCCCGAAAACGGCGTTTCTGACGTATCATTTCGAACCCGGATTTGAAAAAGTTCGCGGATTCCCCATTGAGATCCACAAAGGCGACCATATCGAACAAGTGGAGACGGTGGAATTCACCGTCTCTTTTATGTCGTACGCCGATGATCATCCCACTAGTATGGACAATGCCCTGCTGGCACGGGAATGGTTCAGAACTGATGGCCGTGAAATCTTGAAAGATGCATTTTGGATTATCGTTCACGAGGTCGGCCACGTAGAAAATCGGGACATCGCCATAGGGGAAGAGTGGGAGCGGCGGCAGGGGTTCGAAGTGGTGTTCCGCATGCCGGATGTGTCCAAAAGAAAGCTTTACACGATTGAAAAAGTAAACATAGAAGGAGCTGGTACCATTGTCAGCAATTAAAGACGTAACGGTAATTATTGATATCCAAAAGCCTTCGCCGGTCGTCGGTTTTGGTAAACCGTTGATCATCGGCACATCGGCCACGGCTAAACCGTACAAAACATACACCGAATTGTCCGAAGTAGCTACTGAGTTCACTACAAGTTCTGAGGTGTACAAAGCAGCGAAGGCGATTTTTGACCAGGATAACCGGCCGCCGGAGATCGCGGTGATGCTGCGCGAGACAGCCGGGACATGGGATGATTTCTTGCCAACGATTTTCGATAAAGATTGGTACTTTGCCGTATGCACACGCAGCACATTGGAAGACATCACGGCCATTGCCGATGCGATCGAGGCCGCGGATGCAAGACAGTTTGCGGTGAGTTCCAGCAGCAAGGATGACTTGACGTCCATCAAGGCCAAGGACTATAAAAACACCTTCGTGTTCTATCATACGAACATCGACAATTACCCGGAGGCGGCATTGGTCGGGGAAGCGGGTTCGAAGCCGGTAGGAAGCATTACATGGAAAGGGCAACGTTTGAAAGGGATCCAGCCTTTGGATATTACGGCGGCTGAGCTGCGGGAGATTCACAATCTTGGCGCGATTACCTATGTAACCAAAGCGGGCGACCCGGTGACATCGGAAGGCAAGACGGTATCCGGTGAGTACATCGACGTTATCCATTCGAAACACTTTGTCATTCACACGCTGGAATATGAGGTCCAGAAGCTATTCAACAATGCGCGTGACCGCAAAATTGGATATGACAATACGGGCATTGCTCAAATCGAAGGCGTGGTCCGTACCGTGCTGCAGCGTTGCGTGAATCAGGGGATTATTGCTCTTGGCGAGGATGGGGTCGGATTGTACAGCACAACGTTTAAAACACGGGAACAAACGACACCGCTGGAGCGGGCCAGCCGGATTTATAACGGAGGCGCGTTTGCTTTTGAACTGGCCGGGGCGATCCACGAAACCACAATCAAAGGCGTAGTAACCTACTAAGGAGGGAAACCAAGTGGCGACAACAACATATGATCCGCAGGATTTGACGGTAATGGTTAACGGCGTATATCTTACCGGTTTTAGCGAGGATATGGCCGAATTCGAGAAGGATGAGGATGGGTATGAGGTGAAGGTCGGGGCGCAGGGGGATGTAGCTCGCTCGAAGATTAACAATCCATTGGCTACGCTGTCCATTACGCTTTTGCCCTCAAGCCCGCAAGTATCTATGCTCGATAAGTTGGCCATCTCCGGCGAGCTGGTGCCGGTATCGATTATCTATAACGGCGATCCGAAGGAGACCATCACAGTGACGGAAGCTTATATCAAGAAACCGGCTGCACGGTCATACGGCACGGAAGCCGGAGACAGGGAATATGAAGTGCAGTGCCTGGATGCAACGTACAGCTAAACCAAACCAAAACATGAAAAGGGGTATATCAAATGTCTAATTTCAAGCAGAAAACCTATACATCTAAATCCGGTACGGAATATGTATTCCAGTTTCCGGGCGTCCGGTCTGTATCGAAAATCAACGATTCCAGCAAAAACAAATTCGGCGTGGTCATGGAGGAACGGCTTTCTGATGAAATGCTCAAGCACGTAATCGTTTCGCCGAAACTGAAAATTGATGATTTCCCTTCCTACCAAGAATATATGGAGGTCATCAACGCTGCCTATGCGTTCATTTCTGGCAAGGATGGTGAGGGCAATGACGATCAGCAAGCCGGAAGCGGAGAAGAGGGCTAGAAACAACTGGAATATGTGGCGGTTGCTGCTGTCCGACATGAACATCACCTATCGTGATCTCGATCTAATGGATGACGATGACATCATGGAGGCAAATGCAGCTCTGGACATCCACATCAAACAACAGCAAAAAGACCAGCAAAAGAAGTGAGCGCCCGCGGGCGCTCCTTTTTGGTTTGGGAAGGGGGGTGTGTAGCGGGTGGCAGTAATCAGTAACCTAATGTTCGCGGTCGGCTTTAAGGTCGCCGATGGTGCCTTAAGGAAAGCAGATAAGCAAGTACAGCAAATGGAACAGAATTGGGCGGCTGTTGGGGTTGCTGCGGGCGTCGTAACGGCTGCGGTTGTTGGTATCGGCATAGCGGCGGTTAATGCGGCCAATGAGTTCAATGATTCCATGAAGACTGTACAGATGGCAACCGGCATGACGGCGGAACAGATGGAAGAAACGAAGGCCATTGCTACGGACCTGTACAATGATAATTTCGGCGAGAATTGGCAGGACCTTGGCAGCGCTATTGCCGAGACGGCCAAAATCACTCAGGAGCAGGGCGAAGCACTTGAGGAAACGACTCGAAACGCCTTGTTACTGCGGGATGCCTTCGGGTACGAAGTGGGTGAATCTGTAAGGTCTGCTGATACCATGATGAAAAACTTCGGCATATCATCGGAGCAAGCCTTTTCACTCATAGCTCAAGGTTCGCAGAAGGGTCTTGATTATTCTGGGGAATTGCTCGATTCCTTGAATGAATACTCAGTCCATTATAAATCGCTTGGTTTCGACGCTGAATCGATGTTTGATGTCATGGCAGCGGGTGCCGAAGAAGGGGCCTTCAATTTAGACAAAATTAATGATGCCGTGAAGGAATTCACCATCCGGTCTAAGGACACCGGAGATACCGGAGCCATCGAATCATATGAGATGTTAGGGCTCAATGCTGAAAAGATGATGCGAACCTTTGCAGAAGGCGGACCGGAAGCGAAGGCGGCATTTGATCAGATCATTGCCATGATTGGCGACATCGCTGATCCGGTGGACCAGAACACGGTTGCACTCGGTTTGTTCGGTACCCAATTTGAGGATTTGCAGTCCGATGTCATCCTTGCGATGGGTTCCGCACGGAATGAGTTCGACATGACCGCCGATAAGATGGGCGAGCTGAATGACATCAAGATGAACACTCCGGGGGAAGCTTTTGAACGTATCGGTCGGCAGATGGTGACGGGGATTCTAAAACCTTTAGGCGATGAATTAATGCCACACCTTCTTGGTTTCTCTGAATGGCTAGAAAAAGCCATGCCGAAGATCACCGAAGTGGGCGGCACAATTATGGACAAATTGGCTGTCGGGTTTGATGCTGCGGCTAAGGCTGTGAAGTTTCTCGCAGATAACTTTGACATTATCGGTCCTGCGGCCGGAGTGTTTGCAGCGGTGCTGTTGACTTCTTTAGCGCCTGCCCTTTGGGCAACTGTCGCGCCGTTGCTTCCGTTCATTGCAGTTGGCTTGGCTCTAGCAGCTGTCGTCACTGGAATCATTCTTGTGTTCAAAAATTGGGGAGCAATAGCAACCTGGTTAAAGAATGTCTGGGATGCCTATAAGACATGGTTGTTCAACCTATACAGTCAAATCGGTGAATTCTTCGTTACGTGGGGAACCGCCATTTGGAACGCTATTACTTCTGTGGTAATGAGCATTGTTAACACTGTAGTGTCTTACTGGACATCGTTCTCAACCATGACACGAGCTGTCTTTGATGCGATAGTATCGTTCTTTGTATCGACATGGAATTCCATTTGGAGCACCATAACCAATATCGCCAATAACATTGCATCGTTCGTCAACGGCGTATGGGAAAAGATCAAGACAACAGCAACCAACACATGGGAAGGGATATCCACAGGCCTATCCAATATGTGGACAAACGTCAAAAACAACTTCGCTAATGGCGTCAACTTTATCACCGGCCTAATCAATGACATGATTGCCAAGATCAATAGCGCATTGTCGATCAAACTGCCGGACTGGCTGGGCGGCAAGGAATTCGCCATTAACATTCCAGAAATCCCGGAAATCCCGGTCGATGGCAGCCACGCCAACGGTCTTGCAAATGTTCCGTTTGATGGGTATGTTGCGGAGCTGCATGAAGGTGAACGGGTACTGACGGCAGAGGAAAATAAGGCATATTCGGACGGAAGCGGGGATTCTTCTTTGGCACCGGCTCGAGCGAGCAGCACAGGCGGCGCAACATCCCGGCAAGAAATCAGCCTGAACATTAATTTGAATGGATCTTCGGTTGGTCCGGCAGAAAAATCGGTGCTGCTGGCTGAAATCAACGCTCTGTTTGAAAGCGTCATGCGCCGAAATGGTTTGGAGGAGGCAACGGAATAATGGCAACCATAAACGGGCATTATCTCTTGGCTGAAGATGAATCGTATGACTTTTCCGTTGACGTTACGGATCAGCCGGTGGAAAAGGATATCGACGTTACGGACCATGTGCAGCGGAAGCCCCGCGTCCTTTCCTTGACCGGGGTCGTGGTAGAGAACGCGGCCAAGTTTGAAGCGTTTCTCAAGGAAGCGAGCGAGAAGGGGACCATCGTCCGGTATGTTGGCCGGACCACCTTCTCAGGCTTGATTACGGGCTTTGCGCCAAGTCGGAACTATAAGAACGCAACCGGGTTTGCTTATTCGTTGACGATTAAGGAAATCTGGGTTGCTACTACATCTTACGTTAACGACTTGCCATTACCAGTGAAGGCCCAAACGGTCAAAATCGTCAACTCCGGGACCAAGCAGACCAAGGACAAAAAGAAAAGCAAGGCCAAGTCCAAAACATCAAGCAAAAAGGATTCCAAGAGCAAAACGTCCAAATCATCGACAAAAGAGAAAGTGGAGAAAGTCAAATTTAAGCCGGGCAGCCCGTGGGCGAATTGAGGTGACACATGGAGTACATCGACATTGAAAAAGAACAAATCCCCTATCGCTTTGATATTTCACTTGCGGAAGAGAATTTCACTTTTGAGGTCCATTACAATGCCGAGTATGACTTTTTCACGGTGGACCTAGAGCGTGACGAGGAGGTTTTGGCCGTCGGTGAAAAGCTGGTATATGGAATGCCACTATTTTATGACATCATGGATAACCGATTCCCCAAGCTGCCGATCGTGCCGTTTGACGAATCGGACAAAAGCAAAGCTGTGACATGGGAGACACTCGGGAAAAGCGTCTTTTTATATGTGATTGAAGGTGAGGACGATGAATAATTTCGGTCGGGTGGCCGAGGTCATGACAGAGAACATGAAGTTTTCTATGGATGATTTCAACATCGAGGCGACTATCCCGTTTGATAACGATACCCTGCCGAATGAGGCGGAGATCAAGATATGGAATCTTTCTAGTGACACGCTGAACAACATCAAGCGCGGCAAAGTGCTGATGATGAATGCCGGGTACCGGGATGATTCCGGGGTCGTTCTTCACGGCTATATTTCCAGTGTGAAGACTCAGCGGGACGGCGTGGACAAAATCACGATCATCAACGTGCTTGATTCAGAAGACCTGTCGAAGCGGGAGGTTAAGGAAATCGCCTATGCCAAGAACACGCTTGCCAGCCACATCATTAAGGAAATGGCCCGGTATATCGGGTTGCCAGTGGCTCAAATGCAACTCAATCAAGATTACCGTTATCAGGACGGCTACACGGCCAAAGGTCCAGTGACTGAGATCATTTCCAAGGTAGCGAAGGACTGCGGCACATCCGTTTACATCAATAAAGGAAAATTGTATGTGCGCAGCCTCCGAAAGGGCGGGGATAGCGTATTTAATCTGACCAAGAAAACCGGATTAATCGAGTCACCCGAGTATTTTGAAGGCAACGGCGCAAGAGGGTATAACGTGAAATCTCAGCTGCAGTACCGAATTACCACGGCTTCGGTCATCAATCTGGAAAGCGAACAGTTTAGCGGCAAGCTGCATGTTCGAAGCGGAAGCCATCACATCAGCCGGACAGGCGACTTTACCACGGAGATGGAGGCGTTGTTATGAGCAAAGCGGATGCGGCAGGCACTTTATCCAAGTTGATAGATGGATTTGTTAACCGGGCCATGGCCGGGGTGCATGTGGCGATTCCGTGCCGGGTGGTGACGTTCGACGAAACGACATGCCGGGCGGATGTGCAGCCCCTTGTGAGAATGGGGGACGATACGCCTGCTGTCATTCAATCCGTTCCGGCACTTGGGCGAAAGCGGAAGGTTGGCCCGGATATCGAAGTCGAAAAACCATTCTATGAAAAAGGCGATGTGGTATATGTGGTTTGTGCGGATCGGGAGATTAAGAATACATTGCGCGGTCAAGTGGCCGCGCCGGACAGCACCCGGGCGCATGACATCAATGACGCCGTAATAGTGGGGGTGTTCCTATGATTTCACTGAAAGTGGATGACACCGGGGACCTTGTCTTCACCGGCGGCGAGCTGGCTACGATCGAAGGCCCCGAAGAATTGGCGCAATGCTGTCGGCTCGGCATCGGAACCAATAAAAATGAATGGTTTCTAAACCCGGAAATGGGAATTGATTTTAAGATGTTCCTTGGTAAAGACGTCAATGAAGCCCAAATGATGGACGAACTGACAGCCGGATTGCTGCAGGAGTCCCGGATCCAGTCGGTGGAAAATGTGGAGTTCACCATCAATCCTAAATCCCGGACGATGCTTGTTACATTTACGGCAACCGGGACGGATGGGGAGACGATTCAAGAAGAGGGGGTGATAGTCGGTGCTGGATAGAACCGGATTTAAACGGCGGCGATTCCAAGACTTGTATGACGAAATCGAGGACAAGGCCAAGGAAGCTTTTGGCGAAAACATTAATACGTCTGAACGCTCGCCGCTGGGGATCATCCTGCGGCTTTTTGCATGGTTCTTGGCGATGATTTGGGGGACCGCCGAGGACGTATACAACAGCGGATACAAGAACACGGCCCAAGGTAACAATCTGGACCGGTTAGGGCCTTATTCGGGAGTCACGCGGATATTGGAACAATGGGCGACTGGGACCGTTTTAATCTCAGGAACCCCGGGCCGGACCGAGGACACAGGATTTCAGGTTGCCACGGAAACCGGCGTTTATTTTGAAACAACGGAACCTTTCACGGTGGGTGCCGACGGCATGGCGACCGTGCCGGTTGAAGCCTTGGAGCCCGGCTCACAGGGCAATGTATCTGCCGGAACGATTACTATTATTGTTAATCCAAATCCTGATATCACGGCCGTAACGAACCCGGAGCGCACCCAAGGCGGACGGGAGAAGGAAACAGATGACGAGTTTAGAGACCGGATGGATCAGGCGGTGGCCGGGGGTGGCGCTGCTTCCTTGGATGCCCTGCGCGGCGCGCTGCTACGTCTCGAAAATGTACGTGCGGCAGCCGTGATCGAGAATAACACCATACAGACGGACAGCGCCGGACGCCCTGCGAAATCTTATCAAGCGTATGTGCTTGGGGGCGATGATCAAACCATAGCCCAAACGATATTCGACAAAGGAGCTGCGGGGATTGAATCCCATGGAGACATTTCCATGCAAGTCATGGACCTTGGCGGATATCCGCATACCGTCAAATTCAGCCGGGCGGAGGAAGTCGCCTTGCAAATCGAAGTGGATGTAACCCGAAATGACAGCTACCCGGCGAATGGTGATGATTTAATACGATCGGCCTTGGTCCGGTATGTCGGCGGCGAGGATAACGGCAGCTATTACAACGGTCTGAACATGGGCGCCCAAGTGGTTTATACGAGGCTGATCAGCACAGTGTACAGTGTCACAGGAGTCGAAGATGTTGTCATCCGAGTCGGAACCGGCGGATCGATGGGAACAGGGAATGTTGCTATTGAGCCGTTCCAAGTCGCACAGGTGAAGGCATCTGATATTGAGGTGACCAGTCATGCTTAGCTTTAAGGATATGCTGCGGCGATTTGCCGACGCCTACAATAAGGACCCACATAGTAATCTAGGGAAATTGATCAGCATCCTACACGGCCAACTGCAGCAGGTAAACGACACCTTTGAACGCATCCGGGAATGGCGGTCCATTGATGACGCCCAAGGCACTACGCTGGACCGGATCGGGGAAAACATCGTGCAAACGCGAGGGGCATCCACGGACGAAGTTTACCGGGTTCTCCTAAAATCCAAAATCGCGCGGAACCTTTCCAAAACGGATGTGAACACGATCATTCAGGTCCTGTCCCTTGCGCTGGACTGCCCGTATTCTGACATCCGTATTGACCCAAAATTCGATGATCCTTCGGAGCCGGAACCGGCAGCGATATCGTTGATCAAAGTCCCGACAAAACGGCTGAATGAAGTGGGGATGTCTCCCTTACAGTTTGGGCAGATCATCCAGAAAACGGTAGCTGCAGGCGTCCGTGTGGCTCAAATTGAACTAACTGGCACGTTTCAATTCTCTTCGAAATATGACCAACTCGAAACCGGTCCAACAGGATTTGCAGACGAGGCAATGACGACCGGCGGGACCTTGGGAGAAGTTTATATCCCGGGTAACGATTACCCATTACCAATATAGGAGGGATTACCTTGTCCTTTGACAAACAAGCGCCTACTTGGAGCGCACCCGGTGTGGAGCCTCCTGAATCGAAAAAGCAGGAAGGATGGCAAGTGAACGACAAACCACCTGCCGCATGGTTGAATTGGTTTATGTCGTTGACGGCTGAATCACTGAAAGAGCTCCAGCAAAAGGCGGCCGAAAAGTCTGACATTTCGACGATTAATAGTGAAATCGATGGTTTAAAGCAATCTGGCGTTGACGGTAAAAACCGATTGGAAACCGCCGTCATCGCCAAGAAAG